GAACTTTTTGGATAGTAATCCTGATGGTTACTGTCTCTATTTCGATACTGAAGCTGCTGTTAACAAAGGATTACTTGAGTCACGTGGTATAGATATGAAACGCCTTGTGGTGGTTAATGTAGTCACCATTGAGGAGTTTAGGTCAAAGGCACTTCGTGCTGTGGATATATATTTAAAGACCAACATAGAAGATAGAAAACCTTGTATGTTTGTGTTAGACTCCTTGGGAATGCTTTCCACTGAGAAGGAGATTACTGACGCACTCAATGATAAGCAGGTTAGAGATATGACTAAATCTCAACTTGTGAAAGGTGCTTTTAGAATGTTAACTTTGAAGTTGGGTCAAGCAAATATTCCACTTATAGTTACAAACCATACCTACGATGTCATCGGTTCTTATGTCCCAACTAAAGAAATGGGAGGCGGCTCTGGTCTCAAATATGCCGCAAGTACAATCATTTATCTTTCAAAGAAAAAGGAAAAGGATAAGACGGAAGTTGTTGGTAACATTATTAAAGCTAAGACGGCAAAGTCAAGACTCTCTAAAGAAAATAAACAGGTAGAGATACGTCTTTATTATGATGAGAGAGGATTAGATCGCTATTATGGTCTTCTAGAATTAGGGGAATTTGGTGGTCTATGGAAGAATGTTGCTGGAAGATATGAAATGAATGGTAAGAAGATATACGGTAAAGAGATTTTAAAAAACCCCACAGAATACTTTACTGATGATATAATGAAACAACTTGACGCTATAGCGAACCAACAATTCTCTTATGGAACGAATTGAGACTACTATTCTCAGAAACTTAATTTATAATGAAGAGTATTCAAGAAAGGTTATACCTTTCATCAAACCAGAATACTTTGAACAAAGAACTGAAAAGGTAATCTTTGAAGAGATAACTCAATTCATTGTAAAGTATGGTTCTGCTATTACTATTGAAGCACTCAATATTGAGACTGAAAATAGGACTGACCTTACCGAAACGGAAGTACAAGAAGTCAGAGATATTAATAAATCTTTAACTGATTCTGTTGTAGAGAATCAGTGGTTGATAGATACTACTGAAAAATGGTGTAGAGATAGAGCAATCTATCTGGCACTAATGGAATCTATTGCTTTAGCAGATGGACAGGATGAAAGGAAGGGAAGAGATGCTATTCCTTCTATTCTCTCTGATGCATTATCAGTTTCATTTGATAATCATATAGGTCATGATTATCTAAACGATTATGAAGAAAGATATGAGTCGTACCATAAAAAGGAAGACAAGATTGAATTCGATCTCGAATTCTTTAACAAGATTACAAAAGGAGGTATTCCGAATAAAACTCTCAACATTGCTCTTGCTGGCACAGGGGTTGGAAAGAGTTTATTTATGTGCCATGTGGCTAGCAGTGTCCTCCTCCAAGGGAAGAACGTCCTCTACATTACTCTCGAAATGGCAGAGGAAAAGATTGCGGAGAGGATCGATGCTAATCTACTTAATGTCAATATACAGGACATAGTAGACCTTCCTAGAAAAACTTTCGAGAATAAGGTAACTAATCTTTCTCAGAAGACACAAGGAACTCTTATCATTAAAGAGTATCCAACTGCTTCCGCACATTCAGGACATTTCAAATCATTGCTACAAGAATTAGCATTGAAAAAGTCATTTAGGCCTGATATAATATTCATAGATTATTTGAATATCTGTGCATCTTCCAGACATAAAGCAAATGCCTCAGTTAACTCCTACTCATACATCAAAGCAATCGCAGAAGAATTACGGGGTCTCGCAGTTGAGGCGAACGTTCCGATTGTATCTGCCACTCAAACTACTCGCAGCGGCTTTGCTAGTAGTGATGTGGACCTTACTGACACCTCTGAGTCTTTTGGACTCCCTGCTACTGCTGACCTTATGTTTGCCCTTATTTCTACAGAAGAGTTGGAAGCGTTGAATCAAATAATGGTTAAGCAGTTGAAGAATAGATATAATGACCCAACAATCTTTAAGAGATTTGTTATTGGTATTGATAGGGCTAAAATGAGATTGTATGATTGTGAGCAAAGTGCTCAGAATGATATAGTTGACAGTGGCCAAGAAGAGGAGTATAATGGTAATGAAGAAAAACCCAAAAAATCATTTGCTGGATTTAAATTTTCATGACTTTAAGAACACATACGATAGTAAAGAAGAACGAACAACATAATCAAGAATGGATTTGGGAAGAGACTCCTGAAGTTCTAGCAGCTCTAGAACAACTAAGAAAATCTGAACAAAAAACAAATGCCTAAAGAAAAAGTATATGTTCCTGTATTGGAACCAAAGACAACTTCATATGTGGAGTATATTGAACTTGGTAGAATTGTAACTCCTTGTCCAGTATTCAAAAAGGATACTGTCCGTGTTAGATTGTTACAAAGAAATTTGGGTAATCCAGCAGAAACTTTTGATACAGAAAAGAATTGGGAATATGATATTCCTTGGTCTGAAGAAAAAGTAGAAGTAAAACCTGTAAGAACTGAAGAGGAAAATGTATCTACTCATCAAGCACCAGAATCTGAATGGGGTAAGAAGAAAGTCTCTAAAAAGAGAAGTGTTAAAAAGAAAGTTGCTAATGCTCTATCGAATGTATTAAAATGACCAAACAAGTAGATACTCAAAAGTATACTGAGTTTGTAGACGCAGTTACATCTCAAGAATCAAAGGATTATATTTCATTTAATTCTAGATGTTTTGAGATACAGAAAGACCCTGATGCGATACCTGTTCATCGTTTATTAACTGCTGCTCTTGGCATTTGTGCTGAAGGTGGTGAGTTTACTGAGGTGGTAAAGAAGATGGTATTCCAAGGTAAACCTGTGAATGATGAGAACATCTTTCATATGAAAAGAGAACTTGGAGATATAATGTGGTATGTTGCACAGGCATGTATGGCACTTGATACGGACTTCAATGAAATCATTGAGATGAATGTAGAGAAGTTAAAGGCTAGATATCCTGGTGGGGAGTTTGATGTCCACTATTCAGAAAACAGAAAGGAAGGTGATGTATGAGTTACTATGCATTATTAAGTGTTTCAAACAAAAGCGGTATTGTTGATTTTGGAGAAGGATTAGTTCGTGCTGGATATACTCTTATATCAAGTGGTGGAACTCATTCTGCTCTTCAAGCAGAAGGTATACCAGCAATGAAGGTATCTGAATATACTGGTTCACCAGAGATTTTGGAAGGTAGGGTAAAGACATTACATCCAAAAATTCATGGTGGTATTCTTGCTCGACGTGGACATCCTGTGCATGATATGGATCGTAATGCAAATGGTATTGGATTGATTGATATTGTTGCAGTAAATCTATATCCATTTAAGGAAACGGTTGCTAAACCAGATGTAACTCTTGCAGATGCGATAGAGAATATTGATATTGGTGGCCCTAGTATGGTAAGGTCAGCAGCAAAGAATTATAAGGATGTTGCTGTATTAACTAATCCCAATCAGTATGGAATTTATCTTGATGCAATAAATGGTAATATAAGTTCTGTTACTCCTGAACAGTTACGTTCTCAATTTGCAGTAGAAGCATTTAGACATACTGCTGAATATGATACTGCTATTAATTCTTGGATGGAGGATAGAGTATTATGATTTTAGTTTTTATTATCGTAGGTTTACTATTTTTTATAATGGGATATGGATTGTATCTCACAATAGGACCAGGTAAAGTTGATTTACGTGACCCTATTGACGAACATGCTAAAATGCATGAGATGGGCATTGCCCATGGGCATGGTGGAAATAAGGAGGCATATGAGATGTCTGGAAAACTAAAGCATAAACATGATGAGGATTAATGGATTACAAAACTACTGGTGTTGATATAGAAGCAGGAGATGCTTTTGTAAGTGATATATCTCAAATGGTTAAATCTACTCATAGGCCTGAGGTCTTGGGTAGATTTGGCGGTTTTAATGGGATGACTAAAATCCCTGCTGGATATGAGAAACCTGTATTGGTTTCTGGTGCTGATGGTGTAGGAACTAAAGTTCATGTTGCTGAATTAAATGCAACTGGTAATCCATCTGTTATGCGTGGTATAGGACTTGATCTTGTTGCTATGTGTGTGAATGATGTAATCACTTGTGGTGCAAAACCATTATATTTTTTAGATTATATTTGTACATCAGATATAAAAACATATGGAGATTGGGTAAAGGAATTAGTTAGTGGTATAGCAGAAGGATGTAATCTTTCTGGATGTAGTTTGTTGGGTGGTGAAACAGCAGAACATCCACAACGTTTAGCAATGGTAGATCCTGTTAGAGATCTTGCAGGATTTTGTACTGGTATTGTAGAAGAGAATGAAATAATAGATGGTAGTTTGATACGTGAGAGTGATGTAGTTATTGGTATTGAGAGTAATGGAGTCCATAGTAATGGATATAGTTTGATTCGAGAAATGTTATTTAAGCATAAGATATTTCTTAGTGATACGCCAGAACTCCTTAATCCAACTATAATCTATGCTCCTGTTGTAGCAAGTTTATTAAAAGACTTTCCTATTATGGGAATGGCACATATTACTGGTGGTGGTATACCAGGTAATTTACCAAGGTGTTTACCAGAAGGATTGAAAGTTGATGTTGATTATAATGCTTGGCCACTTCCTAAGTTATTCAGTAAGATTATGCTTGCTGGTGAGATACCAGAAGAGGAAATGAAAAAGACATTTAATATGGGTATTGGTTATTGTGTGGTGGTTCCTGCTAATGTTGCAACAGATGTTCAACAGAGAATATATGGTCATCAGTTAAACTCATGGATTATTGGGGAAGTCACACATATATAATATAGAGTATAAAATGTTACTATGAGAGACCAACTAATTAAAGCACTATTAGCACATGCACAAGGAGATATTCAGAAGCATGTAGCAAACGTAGAGGTTTATTTACAGAACCCTGCTGGTATTGGTGAGCACTCTAATATTGTGGAAGCAATTGAAGAAGAACTCAATATGATTGCTAAGTATCAAGACCAGATTGATGTCATAAATAAATACTTCAAAAAGTAATTATTTGTTGTGGCAAATTTAACCAAAAAGGATTTGGGAAAGAGAGGTAATGATGAGGTTATTTTAAAGAAATTTTTTCATATGGATAATCATATGAATGTTTTTGCTGTCAAGAGAACAACAGGTAATCCTAAAGAAGGTCAATTTGTTCCTACAGCAATGGTTTTTGTAGTGGACGGTGAAGAAACTGTCGCCTATGAACCCGACCAACCTAGTGATTTTGATGAATCTCGTGCTAGAATACAGGAGAACATGTCTCTAGTGGGATCTAAAAACACCGTGAAATTTACTGGTAAATTTAAAAATGACAATTCTATTGCCACTGTCTCTTTAACTGATTTTGAAAAGACAGAAGAATTTGGTGGTCAGGTTGGTGGTAAAAGAGTAAATTTGGGTATTCAGTTTGAGAAAGATTTTTATAAAAGTTTAAATTGTGAAGTACAATGTCTTTGTGAGCATACCAAATATGAAGCAGCAGCAAAAGATTTAGTTGAAAAAATTAATGCTAGGTATAGGATAAAGGGTGGATTGTCTAAAGTTGAAGCTGTGGGTGGAAAGAATCAACCTAGACCTTTAAAACCAGGTAATGGTGGTATTGTAGTTGGTACTGGAAAAAAGGATATTGGAAGTACTGTTACTGATATAACAACAATATTTGGTGGTAAAGATGAGCAGTATTTATCTCTTAAGTATGGAAATACTTTAACCTTTATTAATGCTGGTGTTGGTAAGATATTTAAGGAGTCTGATTATAAAACTTTTTTTGATGGTTATAAAGATCCTATTGGAACTGCAATATTTGAAATGTTTGATATTGATAAAGTAGAATATGCAAAAGTGTTTAATAATTATGGTAAAGGTTATAAAGGTAAAAAGGTAAATGTTACAACTACAGCTAAGAAAAAGAAAATACAGGATTTGTTAGAATATGCTATAGGGTATGGATATTGGATGGTTCATGGTAAGGGTGGTAGTACTGTTGAATGTTATGAAGTAGATAATGCCTACATGAAGAAAGCAGCTGCTCCTACAGGTAACATTACACTACATTATGGTGGTTCAACTGGTAAAGGAAAAAGATTAGATATTCATATGGAAAGTAATGTATATAAATTCATGTGGAACCTTAGAAATAAACAAGGTGGAAAATACCCTACTCATATAATGTGTGACTATAAAAAGAAATGATAGAAAACCCAGAAATACTAGCAATCATTCAGAGTTTTGAACCCGATTCAAAGAAACCTAAAGAGAGGTATTCTGAATTTTTAGCCTACTGTTATTACAATCTTGATAAAATGATAAATAATTGTAAGTTTAAAGAGTTTGATAGGGAAGCCCTTATCAAATATATCCTTGCACATAAGGTAGAGATAACTGCAGAATTATCCAAATGAAATCATTTTTACAATTCCTATCTGAATCTCAAGCAGTTCAGCAAGCTGCCCGTATGGGTTTGACTAGTGATGGTCATGGTGGATGGTATAAGGATGGAGAGTTTGTTGCAAAGACTGATAAGGGACAGTTAAAGTTTTTTAATAAGAGGCAGAAAGTAGGGCAGCAAGATCCTCCTCAGTCTGAGAAAGAGAAAAGATTATCACAATCAACATCAGCAAAACCACAACAACAAGCACAGGCACAAGGTAAAGCATCTCAACAGGCAGAACCAGAACAACCTTTATCACAAAAGGATGATCCAGAAGGCCCAGTAGAACCAGAAGAGTTAACACCACCAAAGGTTGAGAAGACAAGAGGAACTTTAACCATTGCTTTTGGTAGATTTAATCCTCCTACAACGGGACACGAAAAACTTTTAGATACTGTTGCATCATCTTCTGATGATGGTGACTATGTTATTGTTCCATCAAGGAGTCAGGATAAGAAAAAGAATCCATTAGATGCAGACCAAAAGATTGCTGTGATGAGGTCAATGTTCCCTAATCATAGTGAGAAGATTGTTAATGATCCTGCCAATAGAACCATCTTTGATGTATTAAAGAAGGCTCATAATGATGGATATACAAATGTAAGAATGGTAGTCGGTGCCGATAGACAAAAGGAATTTGATAAATTAACCAATAACTATAATGGTTTGAAATATGATTTTGAGAAGATGGAAGTTCGTTCTGCTGGTGATAGAGACCCTGATGGTGATGGTATAGAAGGAATGTCTGCATCGAAGCAGAGAAAGTATGCTGCAGAGAATGACTTTGAGAATTTCTTGAAAGGTGTTCCTACTGCCATGAATAAGAAGATGGCTAAGGACTTATTCAACAATATTCGTTCAGGTATGAATATCAAAGAGGGATGGAGTCTCTGGGAGATTGCACCATTATTTGATTGGAAAAATCTACGTGAACACTTTGTAGGTAAGAAGATATTCCAGGTTGGAGATTTAGTTGAGAATCTTAATACTGGATTGGTTGGTAAGATTATTCGTAGAGGGACTAACTATCTAATTTGTGTTACAGAAGATAAGATTATGTTCAAATCTTGGATACAGGATGTAACAGAAGCTACTTTAAATCATGGAGTTCCTGCTGATAAGCGAGAGATTGGAACTGATTCATATTTAAAGTACGTAGAAAAAATGACTCCTTCAATTGCGTGGGGAAAACAATTCATAAATAAGTATAGAAAAAAGTAAGTATTTCTTGGTTTTCAAATGAGTAACAATATAGTTGAAGAGAATCCTGCACAAGATTCTAAAGCACCATCTGGACCCCAAGGTCAAGGTGCTGGTGGTGGTGAGGAGAAAATCAGAAAGCAAGCACGTCAACTTGCTTATGATGTTCGATATAAAGTAAAACAAGGATTTAAGGATGGTCAAAAGACTGACCCTGCTTCTTTGAAAAGAGCATTTGTTTCTCAACTTGGTAAGTCACCTGCTCCAGGCCCTGTAAAGGCACTTGCAAAGAAGATGCTTATTGGTGAGGAGTATGATTTTATTGATATCTCTGAGGACGTAAAGAAAACAGTTAGAAATAGTATCGGTTCAGTTTTTGTAAAGACCACACAACTTGAGGATGCAGATGGAAACCCTGCATATGAAATTATTGATTTGATGCAAGAAGGTAGTGGTGAAAAGAAATATAAAGTAAGAGTTACTGATAAGAAAACTGGTAGGTCATATACAAGAATGGCAGACCGTGCTAAAATTTCTGAGTTAAGAAAGAACCCTAATATTTCTTCAGTAGAAATGACTGGATATGGTACTCCATATGAAGGTGAGAAGAAGAAAGGTTCTTCTACTGCTGCTGTAAAATCTGGTAAAGGTTTATCTAAAAAAGATTACGATGGTGATGGTAAGAGAGAAACACCAGAGGCAGAATATAAAGGTTCTAAAGATAAGGCTATAAAAAAGGCATTACATAAGGAACATCATACAAAAGATGCTAATGGTAAAGTCATAGAGCATGGTGATGGTACACCAAGTTCTGTTGAGGAAGAATTTATCGGTGAAGTAAATACCGAAAAGGATAATCCCAATGCTAACACCAAGAAGATTGATGTTATGAAGGGTAAGAATGAGGTTAAGATTAATCCAAATATGGGTGAGCAGAATGAGTTAGCAGCTAAAGCAACTAAACCTACAGAAGATTCTAAAGAGAAAAGAATCAAAATGGTTAAGAGAGGTATTCTTCAGAAGAAGTTACAAGCAGTAAGAGCAGGTGCTGGTGCTGATATTACAGCATCTCATAAACCAGAAGGTGAAGTAGTTTCTGAAAAGAAAGCTGCTAAAGATTATGATGGTGATGGTAAGGTAGAATCAGGAAAAGATGAGTACTTTGGTTCTAAAGATAAGGCCATTAAAAAGGCAATGGGTAAAAAGCATGATTGTGCATCTAAAGTAAAGCATGAAGAGTATGGTCTAGGAGACTGCATCAAAGGAATGCACGACTTAGATGAGAGTGGAAATGTTGCTCACTATGATGTGTTCTTTGAGCATGGTATTGAGAAAGATGTTGATGTTTCTTCTTTAGAAATTTTAGAATATAAGATGCATGAGCACGTCATCAGAGATGGTGAAGTAATTTCTGAAAAGGAAACTGTGAAGAAAGAAATCAATCCAACAGTTCAATCAGCATTAGATGCTTTGAATGTGATTGAAGGTAAGAAAAAAGGCCTGGATGGTAAGGAATGTTGGGATGGATATAAACTTGCTGGAACCAAAAAGAAAGGTGGTAAGACAGTTGATAACTGTGTGAAAGTCAAAGAAGATTCTGAGTATGGATATGATAAAGAAGGTAAATCATTAAATCCCGATGATAAACCTTTAAAAGACCAAACCAATAAGCAAGTTGCTAGTGTAACTTTTGATGGTGGTGGAATTGATGGTGGAGCAACCATTCAAGGTAGTGGTGATAGTAGAGAGGTTCCAACCTTTGTAAATCTTATTATGAATAAAATTAGAGCAAGGGGTATCAAGTGAAGACATTTAAAAACTTTTTAGAAGGATATAAAGGAACTGCTGATCTTAGTAAGGCAGATCCAGCCGCAAAGAAAAAGGTAGAAGATCGTATTGCAAAACACTTTGGAACAAAGAGAGTTCCTGGTGGTAAGAAGGGTGTAAAGGAAGAAGTTGTTAGTGAATTGAATCGTTATGGTAAGGAAACTGGTAAGGCAACTGGTTCTTTAAATAAGAGACCAGGAAGTCCAGTTAAGAAAGGTGGTACTTCTAGTCCTGTAATGCAAGCAGTTAGAACCAGTATTCGTAGAGAAACTGGTAAACCTGAAGGTCAGCAGAAAAAAGTGAAAGGTGAAAAGGATAGAGTCCAGTATGGTAATAGGAGAACTACTCCAGCAGATTCTATCGCAAAACGTCGTCAATCAGCAAAAGATGCTGATGCTGCCATGAGAGATACGAAAGGAACATGAAAACTTACACACAATTCATAGAAGAAGGTAAGAAAGGTCTCTGGGATAACATCCATGCTAAGAGAAAGAGAGGAGAGAGACCTGCAAGGAAAGGTGAGAAGGACTATCCAAAGACATTGAATGTAGAACATAATGATGGTAGTTCAAAAAATTGTAAGAAGGGTGAATACTTCTGCAAGAAAGATCATAAGTGTAAACCAATACCAGAAGGTCATCATGTGATGCCAAATGGTGAACTTATGAAGGGTGAGAAGCATAGTGTGAAGGAAGAGAAAAAGAATTGTGGTTGTGGTAAAGATCCTTGTATAACATATGGTAAGAAAAAGAAAGTAGATGAAGGAGCAGCATGGACAAAGAAAGCAGGTAAGAATAAGGAAGGTGGATTAAATGAGAAGGGTAGGAAGTCTTACGAACGTGAGAATCCTGGTTCTGATCTAAAAGCACCACAACCAGAAGGTGGTTCTAGAAAGAAATCATTCTGTGCTCGTATGGGTGGAATGAAAAAGAAACTCACTAGTGCAAAGACTGCCAATGATCCTGATTCGAGGATAAATAAGGCTCTTAGAAAATGGAAATGTTAAATGCCAGCAGTTTCTAAAAAACAACAACGATTCTTTGGAATGGTTCGTGCCGCCCAAAAGGGTGACATGAAGAATCCATCCAAAGAAGTTTCAGATGTTGCAGGTGACATTAGCATGAAAGATGCTAAGAAGTTTGCTAAAACAAAACATAAAGGCCTTCCTGAAAAGGTTAAAGAGGAATCTTCATGTGATTCTTCTTATGAAAAATTAAAGAAAAAAATTGGGAGTAAAAAGATGCATAATAAACCTGTGAAAGTGGAAGAAAAAAATAATTGTGATTGTGATGATTGTGGACAAGATCCTTGTATAAAATGTGGAGAGAGTCATCATAATGTTAAAGAAGGATTTGATCGAACTGAAACAAGGGCAAAAGATAGGCAGAAGTTTGTGGATTTTTATAAGAAAGCAAAAGCAGCTAAAGCAAAAAAACAATCTGATTCTGTTAGATCAGATAGTAAGAAACATGGAATAAAGTTTACAGATTCAAGAGGATCTGGTAGAATGAGGGCAGGAAAGAAATATTATGATTGATAATTTACCAAAAATTCCTTATGATCCTTGGTTCAATGAACCACACAATCCCCTTGATGATATGCCAATAGCAACTAATGATAGATTTGATATGTACGGATCTTCTGATGCAGACGATGCATACAATCCAAGACCTGAAGAAGAGATAGCAGATGCTTATTCTTCACGCCATCAATCAACACCCGATTTTGAAAAAGATGCAGAGGGTGTTGTAACCATGCACGAAAAAGCATATAGGTTAGCAAGAGCAAAATATAATCCTTTTGCTATAGGTGGTTCAGAAAGTATTCATGATTTTGAAGGAGGTTCTGAAAAAATTCAAAAATAATTGCTATATAGATTAGTTATTAAGTAAGATAATGGTTTCCTTTCTACTACCAATTGCAACAAAAATTATTGCTGATGCAGTTAATAAGATTCCAGAGAACGAAGAACTGGGAGAAAAATTAATTGAAATTTGTCTTGTTATACTAGGTAAGGCAGTTAAACTTACCAAAACTGATATGGATGATAAATTATTAGCTCAAGTAGAGAAGGCAATTCAGGCTAGGTAAGTCTTTAGATATATAAATATCTAAAGAAAAGAATTTTTAATAGGTAAAAAAACATGTCTCTTTGGGGAAATTCTGATAATAAAGCGTCTGTAGGGACTGTAACATTGGATTATAGTACTGGAACAGTCACTAGTGCCGTTGGTGCAGCAAACAGTACTAAATTTGGAGATGCTGGTTCTGCTGCTGTTGGTGATGTTATAAGGTTTGGTTTAAAGGGTGGAACAGGTGTTTACTTTGGTGATGCCGTCATTACAGGAATCACAAGTCATAGAGTATGCACAATTGGTTCTACTACTGGATTATCGGGAGCAGCAATTGCTGCTACTAGTTTCTATGTAAGTCAACTTCCAAAATATACTGTATCGGATTCTCAACTTGGTCAAAAGGCTGATATTGGTTCTGATAGAACGACTTATGGTATAAGTACCTCAATGGGTTACGGATCATTTGCTGCTAGTAGCCAAGGATGGGTTGGTGTTACAACTTATGTTGATTGTAATGATAATCTAAGAGTTAAGTCTGAAACACTTGTGGCCATGTCTGGTATTACAACTGGTGTTAACAGTCTCCTATATCCAACTAACGACTAACTACGGTTAATTTATGTGATATGATATGAAGTTTAATGAATTGAATGAGAGCAATTATATGCTCTTTGCTATAAAATTCTATGATAATCCTCAAGCATTAACGAAAGAAGATTTCGAAGATGACTTGAAGCGTATCAAATATATTAAGAGATTATTGAAACGATATAAAAATACAGGTGAACTTAAGGTTCATCTTATTTTAAATCACATGACAGTTTTGTTTAATGTTTTTAATGATGCTGCTACTCCATTATTGTTTTACAATTTGGAAAAAGATCTCTGGCCTTACTTAAAGAGTTTTCTTATATTCTTAAATAGAATTTCTGAATTTCCCCAAACAGAAATAACTTTGATTAAAGAAGATGCTCATTGCCTGACCGCCTTAAAGGAACTCTAAAATGAATGATTCACCTTTAGAAAATATAAGAGATATTGTTCGTGGTTTGAATGAAGAAATGATGGGTGGTGCTCCCACCAATAATGTTAGAC